CACCAGCGGGATCTTCTTCATCTTGGGCATCGGCTCAAACCCCTTCGGGATGGGACGGGGGGCGGGGGCGGGCTGGGGCTTCTCTTCCCAGCCCATCAGGTAGGCGGGAGTGGTCTGCAGGATTTTGGCGAGTTCGCCCAGGCTGTCGCCCGGCACTTTCTCAATGTCGCCCCTCTCATATCTATAAATTGTGGCCGGAGAAACGCCAAGACGCTCAGCAACCTTCTCTGCTGAAAATCCAAGCTCTTTTCTACGTTGCTTCATTCTTTCACCGGTGGTCATCTTTATCACCTCTTGATAAGAGAATACATGAAAAGTCGCAAAATTGCAATAGCAAAATGCAAAATCAGAAAAGTTTTTTGCAAAAACGCGAGATTGCTATTGACATCCACTGCCGCCAGTGCTATCCTATTTGCAGAAGCTCGCATAAATGCGAGAACATAAAGGAGGTGAAGAAACAATGTCCACCAACATGAATCTGCTGCGCGGGAAGCTCAAAGAGCGCAGCATGACCCAGCAGGAACTTGCCCATAAAATCGGCATGGATTCTAGCACTTTGTCTCGCAAACTCGCATCGGACGGCCTGAAATTTACGGTCGGTGAGATGCATGATATCGCGGCAACGCTGAATCTGTCCGCCAACGAGTGCAAGTCTATCTTTTTGTTGTAAAACTCGCATTTCTGCAAGTTCATTTCAAAGGAGGTGAAAGCGAGATGACCTTTGCACAATTTAAAAAGACCATCCCCCACATCAAGAAAAAGATGCAGGGATGGCCGTACAAAGCAATCATTATTGACGGGCCGCAGGGTCCTACCGGCAAAACCACTGCCGCAAAGCTCCTGCGGGAACAAGGGCTGACAGTCTACGAGGACTGGGAAGTCCTGCACGTCACTTTGGATGCTTTGCTGCCAGAACGGCAGGAGAACGCTGAGAAACGTTAAATGTCCAGTTTACTGCTTCTCTGTTTTCAGTCCGATAACCGGCTTTCAGCATGGCTCCTTTGAATTCTCCATTTGTGAAGTACGAGTTTTCGCCGGGAGCAAGCTGAACCAGATGTTTCAGTGCACCGGAGCCACTTTTCGGATTGATGGACTGGATAGGATTTAGATTCTTCCGAATCCAGCCCAGAAGCAATTCTTGCCGTTCTGCTGGCAATGCTTCAAACTCATAGGAATCGTCTGCCACAATTCCACCTCCCTTCTGCCCCTCTATTCTACCGCAGAAGGGAGCCACCCACAAGGAGGTCAAACCCACATGAACGACTTAACCACATTCTCAAACCCCGAGTTCGGGCAGGTGCGCACCGTGGAGATCAACGGCACGCCCTGGCTGGTCGGCAAGGACGTTGCCATTGCACTGGGGTACAAGAATCCCCAGCGGGCCATCCGTGACCACGTTGATACCGAAGATCAAGGGGTGACCAAAACGGTCACCCCCTCCGGTGAACAGGAGATGCTCATCATCAACGAATCCGGCCTGTACAGCCTGATTTTGAGCAGCAAGATGCCCAAGGCCAAGGCCTTCAAGCACTGGGTCACCAGCGAGGTGCTGCCCGCCATCCACAAGACCGGCGCATACGAGAGCTTCCAGGCCAAGCAGCACATCGAGCAGCTGGAAGCCACCAACACCCGGCTGAACGCCGCCATTCAGGCCGTGAACGAAGCCAAGGCCGCCCTGGCCAACGTCACGGCCATGCGTGACGACTTCATCAAAGACCGGGACGATTTCAAGGAACACTTCCAAAAATGGAAGTCCCTGTACGGCGGTGCCTGCGACCGGCTGCGCAGAGCGGAGAACCTTGTGCAGCAGGCGCAGGGCGAGCTGAACAGCCGCATTGACCAGCTGAGCATCGTGGCCTTTGGCCTGCCGGGCTTTGACGAGATCATGCAGACGGCAATGGAGATTGCCCTGCCGGACAAGAAGGAGGAATGATCTATGGAAAAGACCCCGTTTCCCACCACGCTGGACGAGCTGGAAACCTACCCCCAGCAGACCCTGACCGCCGAACAGGTGGCGCAGTTCCTGGGCTGCAGCGTGCAGTCCATCCGCAGCCAGGCACAGATCGATGCCGGAGCCTTGGGCTTCCCGGTGATCCTGTATGGCAGCACCATCCGCATCCCGCGGCTTGGCTTTATCTACTTCATGCGCTATGGCCGCACCAGCGTCCAGAAGCGCAGCTACAAGTAAGGAGAAACCACATGACCACCACAATTATCCCCGCCCGTGAGCGGGCGCAGGTCCCCATCGGGTGCGCATACGTTGCACCGCTGTTCTGGAACAAATGGTTCCGCTGGGATGGAAGCCGGGCATCCGGCCACTACCAGCTGGGCGGACGCACTCAGGACGAGCACCACACCGGCCTGCAGGTTTTTGCAGATGGCGAGTGGCATCCGGTCGTAGGGTGGGCGTTGGATGACTGCACACCCGCAAGCGACTATTTTCAGGAGGAAGATGCATGAAAATCAAATCCACAGTCTGGCAGGTGCTGGCAGCCGCCAGTCTGGGCGCAGGCCTGCTGTATGCTATGGGCATCGAGGGCGGGGCCCAGCTGGGCGGCACGATCACCGACGGCGAGTTCGTCACCGCCATGGTGCTTGTGCTGGCAGCTGTCTTTTTCATGCACCTAGGCTTTGCCGCACAGGACGCCGAGGAGCGGGCCCAGCGGAAAGTCCACAAGGAGCCCCAGAACACCGTGAAGAGCGGGCTGATGCTGAAAAAGAAGCTCATCAACCTGCTGTACACTCTGGCGCTCTACGCAAAGGACAAGCTGCTGGACGCCGAAATTTGGGCGCTTAAGTGCACTGTCCGGACGCTTGAGGCACAGGGCAGAATCCTCGACCGTGTCCTTAAGCTCACAAAGGAGGCCGACGCATGACCGCCAAGGAGTACGTCGAGAGCCTGCAGCAGAAGTACGGGCAGCTCTGCCAGCAAGACAGCAATGCTATGACAACGACCCGCTGGGCGTCTGAGCTTTACAAGCTCGAAGCACGAATTGAGGTCTATGTTCTTGTGCTTGAGGACTTGGAAGGTGTGCTGCGGCTCATGGAGGACATCCCCCATGGCTGACTTTGTCAACAACGTCCCGTGGTACACCGTGTGGGACGCCAAGAGCGGTGACCTGCTGGCCAGCGGCACGGCCGCCATGTGCGCCCGGCGGCTGGGCTACGCCAGCGCCAACAGTTTTGCGTCTGCCGTCTCGCACTGGCTCAAGGACGGCAGCCAGCACGTCAAGTACACCATCCAGCGGGAGTACATCCCCCGCAGTGAGGTGGACAGCCTACCGCAACGCCGCAAGTACAAAAAGCCCGCCGGTGCTGGAACACCGACGAGCTGCAAGGGATGATGGATTCGCCAATCACATCACCCCGAAGGATAACACATTTTCGGAGGAAATGCAAATGGATATGATCAGCAAGAAGCTGGCGAACGACCGGCTGTACGCCTACCACGGCGGCCGGTTCTGGTTCTGGGACGAGGGCCGCAGCATCTGGAAGGAAAGCCACCTGCTGGCCAAGAAGTACAACCTGAACCACGAATATGATAAGCTGCTCACCCCGGAGGACTTCCTGTCGGATCCGTCGCAGTTCCAGGCGCTGGAGGACTACGAGGTGGACTACATCCTGAAGAACGCTCTGCAGAATGCTCAGCCCTGCCAGAATGCCCCCATCGACCCGGTGGAAGAACCCGAAACGGCAGTGGTGCGGGCCACAGGAACGGACGTTGCCGAACAGTTCGGCAACACTCCCGCCGCTCCCAGCTTTGATTTTGGTGCAGATGACCAGACCAACGCCCTGCTGTTGCAGGATGCACAGACCTTCATCACCGGCAACATGGCACGCATCATGGCAGCCAAGCACGCCCACGACCTGACCGCCAATCACTATAAAGGCAGTTGGGGCAAGTGGTGCGCCGCCGTCGGCATCAGTCGCGACACCGGCGACCGAATGGTGAGCGTTGCCGCACAGTGCGGCAACATCCAGTTGGAGGGTAAGTCAATTTTTGACGTGCAGCCCATGAAGCTGCTGTATGCAGCCGCCAAGCCGTCCACCCCGGAAGAGGTCAAACAGGCCGTGTTTACCGGCGATATCACTACTTACAAAGAGTACCAGGAAGCCCTTGCCCAGATCAAGGCCGAAAAGGACCGCGCCAATGCTGCCGAGGCTGAGCGAGACAAGCTGCTGGGTGCCCAGAATCGGGCTGCCTGGGCGGAAAGCCACATCCAAGATGTCGAAGCCCAGCGGGATGCCGCCCTTGCGGATGTGCAGGGTCTGACCGAGCAGAACGCCAAGCTCCAGCAGAGTTACCACGATGCGGACGAAAGCCGCATTGCGGCCAACCTCCAGCGTCAGAAGGCCGAAGCCGAACGCGACAGGGCCGAAGCCCGTGCCCACAAAGCCGAGGACGCCTTAAAGCACCAGCCCATTGCAGGCGTTGTGGACGAGGAAGAGGTGGACCGCCGGGCCGCAGAAAAGGCGTGGGGCCTTGCGGATGCCAGCAACCGGGAGCTGCAGGAAGAGAACGACCGCCTGAAAAAGAACAGCGCCCAGCTGGAACGCCGGATGAAGGCCATGACCAGCCGGATGGACGACCTCGGACAGACCGACTTTGAAACCGCCAATCACTGCCCGGAGGCAATGCTTGCCATCTGGAACAGCTGCAAGGGCAGCTATTCCCGCCTGACGGGTGAGGACCTGGAAAACACCTTCCAGTACATCTGCAACACGCTGAATAGCATCCGGCAGGAAGCCGCATTGCTCTGCCGCCAGCCGGAGGGCTACGACGGAGGTGCCGCCTGATGAACCCGATGTATGACCTTGCCCTGGACGGCTACGGCCCGCCGCTGGAGCCGCCGGATGGTTATTATTTCCTGACCAACGAACAGCAGGCCGCACAGGAAGCGGCGGAACAGGAGAAAGACGAAGATGACGAATGAACTGACTGTCCGGGTGGAACGCCCGGTCATTCCGGCCATGAGCTGGAACGAGGAAGAGGTCCAGAAAAATTTGGACGAGCTTCTGGCCGCCTACACCGGCCGGGTGTACACCTCGGAATCCATTAAGGACGCCAAGGCCGACCGGGCCGCCGTCAACAAGTGGGACAAGCAGCTGGGCGACGCTCTGCGGGCCGCGAAGAAGCTCTATACCGACCCGCTGGAAGCCTTTGGCCAGCGCATCAAGGCCATGCAGGCCCAGTGCAAGCAGGTGTCCGGGGCCATTGACCAGCAGGTCAAGGCCGTGGAGCAGGCCGAGCGGGAGGAAAAAGCGTCCTCCCTGCGGCTGGTCTACCGGGACTGCATCGGGGAGCTGGAACCGCTGATCTCTTTTGACCGGCTGCTGGTGCCCCAGTGGCTGAACAAGACCTTTGACCTTGCCAGAGCGTCCAAGGAGCTGCGCCTGGCGGTGGAGACCCGGCGGGAAGAACTGCGCCTGATCCGGGACACCTGCGGCGAGGACGCCGAAGCCTGCACCACCGAATACCTGCGGGCCTTCAGCGTCAATGACGCCCTCCACGAGCATCAGCGCCGACAGGATGCCCGTGCCGCACAGGCTGAGGCCGAAGCCCGGAGGCAGGCCGCAGAGCGGGCAAAAGCCGCCGCACCGGTCGCCGCCCCTCCCTCGGAAGAGGAACGGCAGGTGCGGGAGGAAGCCCGGCAGGCCGCACAGAGCAACGCCTTTGTCACGGCTTCCGGCCGACTGGATTGTGAGGTGCTGCAGCAGTTCGCACAGCCCGCCGCACCGGCCCGCAAACGGTACAAGTTCTGGGTGGAGTTCACCCCGGAGGACATCACATGGTTCAAGCAGGGAGCCGCAGAGCGCGGCTTCCGGTATGGTTCTGTTAAGTAATGCAGGAGGTAATTTATATGGCATTCACTCGCAACGGCGCATCTGCGCCCACCACGTCCGCACCCGCTTCTGCCCCGGTCCAGGGCACCGCATCCCGCATGGCTGCCATGCAGCAGCGCGCGGCCCAGAGCACGGCCCTGCAGGCCGCTTCCCCGTCCGTGCCGGTGGAGATCACCGCCGCAGATGGCCAGCATTTCACGGTTAGCTTTGTCGACGTGCGCAACTTCATCTGCGCCAAGGCCACCGACGCCGAGTGCAAGATCTTTCTGGAGACCTGCAAGCAGTACCGGCTGAACCCCTTCACCAAGGAGGCCTATCTGATCCACTACGACAACAACAGCGAGGACACCCCCAGCACCATCGTCCTGGGCAAGAACTGTTACATGCAGATGGCCGAACGGCACCCGGCCTTTGACGGCTTTGAGGCCGGCATCATCGTGCTGGACACGGAAGCCGGGCAGCTGGACCACCGGGAGGGTTCCATCGTCTATGAGGGCGAGGAGCTTCTGGGCGGCTGGGCCAAGGTCTACCGGAAAGACCGCACCCGCCCCAGCTACGAGGAGGTGAAGCTGGCCGAGTACGACACCGGCAAATCCCTCTGGAAGGGCAAGAAGGCCACCATGATCCGTAAGGTGGCCCTGGTGCATGCTCTGCGGGAGGCATTTCCGTCCACCTTCGGCGCCCTGTACGATGAGAGTGAAGTGCCCGTCCGGGTGGATGCCGAGGGCACGGCACGGGAGCTGGATGACGCGGCCCCTTCTCCCCGCTGGACCCGCATCCGGGACACCGCTGCCCAGGCGGACGCCCTGGCCGTGGAGGATGCCGACGAACCCGCTGACGACCCCTTTGCCGGAGGTGAGGACGCATGATCATCAAGACGAGCACCGGGGTGCTGCTCCATGGCACCCTCGCCAAGGATCCGGAGATCCGGAATGCCGGCCAGAAACAGGTGCTCAAGTTTGACATCAAGGCCCACAGCGTGAAGAACGCCGCCGGGAACTGGGAGGGCCTGTATGTGCAGGTAAACGTCTGGCACGGGCTGGAGCAGTGGGACGGGATGCTGCAGAAGGGCGACTATGTCACGGTCTATGCGCGGGAGTTGAATAGCCGCGAATACAACGGCAAGACCTATTACAACGTGGACGCTGATGACATCCAGCCCGGCGGGCTGGTGACCTTCCGGTGGATGCAGACGCTGGCCGACATGATGGCCACTCCTGCCGCGCCGGAGATGACCCCCACCGAGGAGGCAACGCCCTTTGACCCGCCTCCGGCCTCGACCCCTGTGCAGACCACTTTGCATACCTCTTTGCAGGGCGGCCAGATGTACTCCGGTGAGCACCTTGCCGACTACGCGCCCCGCAGTGCAGCAGCAACCGCCGCAGACCTTCCCGCAGACGACGCCCTCATCGAAGACACCGATGACCTGCCGTTTTAACCCATTCAACCGAAAGGAGGTCCGGCCGTGGGCATTGACCCGACACGCGGGTTCGTGGCCTTCCCACGCGGCCTGACCGATTGGGAATGGTACACCGAGCCCAACACCGCCCGACTGTTCTTCCACCTGCTGCTCACCGCAAACTGGCAGGAGAAGCAATGGCAGGGCATCACGATCCACCCCGGCGAGCTGGTCACCAGCCGTGCCAGCCTTGCAAAACAGCTCCGGATGTCCGAACAATCCGTCCGGACGGCTTTGGAACACCTGCGATCAACCAACTGGATAACCATCCGGACAGGGCCGAAATACAGCGTTATCACGCTCAATAACTACGTAAGCATCACAGGTCTTAATCAGCTTACCAACCAGCTATCAACCAGCAACCAACCAGCTGCTAACCATAACTTAACCATTATAACAAACCAACAAGCTAACAAGTCCTCGTCTGCTGCGCAGCCGCCCCGGACGAGGACGACGACACAGCCCCTTGTGATGGAGTTCGAGAGCAGCATCGGCAAGCTGAACGGCAAAGGCAAGGCCGAGCTGGCGGAATACGCCGACCGGCTGGGCAATGAGCTGGTGTCTGCCGTGATCGGCAGGTGCGCGGATCTGGGCGGCCGCAGCTGGGCCTATGTGCGCACAGCACTGCAGGAGGCAGAGGCCGGCAAGTACCACTCGGTGGAGGACTACCGGAAAGCCCATCCCGTCGGGAGCGGACGGAACCGGCCCGTGAGCCGCCCGGAGCCCGGCGGGAACGACTTTCTGACCACGCCCATCGAACAAAGCCTGAAGCGGCTGAAAAAGAGCACAGCAAAGGAGGACGCACCCCATGTATTGGAACCCTGAGCACTACCCGGACCCCACCGACGGGGCCGCCCTCCGGCAGCTGTACCGAAAGGAGAAGGATTTGAACACCGGAAAACAGTTTGAAGCGGACTGGAAGAAGTCCATGCCGCCGGATGCGTGGTGCTACCGCCTGAAGGACAGCGCCGCCAGCTACTACGGCGGCAACGAGAACCTGAGCTTTTCCATCGACAACATCTGTGACTTTGACGTCTACCGCTACCCCATGCACCACTACTTCGAGTTAAAAACCATCGAGACACCCAGCATCCAGCTGACCAAGATCTTCGGCAGCTACGACCCCGCAAAGCAGCGGTATCACAAGCTGAAGCACATCACCGACATGGCCACGGCGGCGTCCTACAAGGGCCAGACGGCCCATGTAGTCATCAACTACCGTGGCAAGGTGAACCGCACCTTTGCGGTGCCCGCAAGCGCCGTGCTGGACTTTCTGCGGACCCAGACCCGCAAAAGTATTCCGTGGCAGTGGGCCGCCCTGCACGGCATCGAGGTGGAGCAGCACCAACTGCGGGTGCACTGGCGGTATGACGTGGACGGGCTGCTGAAGAAGCTGGAAGAAATGGAGGACAACGCATGATCCGCAAATGGACACCTGAGAGCGACAAACCAAAGCCGGGCGAAGCCAGCAATGTGCAGCAGCTGCGGACGTGGTTTGAACGACTGCCGAAAATGCGGGCAATGATTTGCCAGCAGCAGGAGCACATTGCAAGCCTGCGGAATGCCGCCACCACGACCACGTCCGGCACATCCGGCGCACCTGGGCGCTCCGGAACCAGCGACAAGGTAGGCCGGAACAGCGACGCCGCCATGGATGCCGAGCAGCATCTGCACGAGCTGAAATGCCAGTATGCCGAGATGCAGAAGGAAGCCATTGAAGTGGCCTACATGCTCCATGCAGACCCGGCGTCCATCAAGCGCAGCCGCTGCCTGATCCTGTATTACGTTGAGGGCAAAAAGCAGGCCGACATTGCGCCGCTGGTCGGCTATTCCGGCCCTGAAAAAGTCTCCCACGCGATTTCTGCCGGTCTGCATCAGCTTGCCGAGGTCGTAACCGAGCTGAATCTTAGTTGATTTGTGCAATCCGCACAACCTGAAGCGCCCTGCTTTTTACGCCCAGCGGCATTTACAGGGCAGCAAACTCTGTGGTTGAATTGTACCGTCGGCAAAGCCGAAAGGCTGACCGATGTACGCAGTCTCCGGAGCGGGGCTTTTCTTCCTTCTCCTGTTCCGCAGGCTGCTTCTATGTGCCTGTTGCGCAGTGGTCAGCGCAGCTCCCCGGGAGCATGGGACACTGGTTCGATTCCAGCCGGGCACACCACAACGCCGTGCCCCATCACGGCAGCAGCCTAACGCATGGGAGTGATTCACCCGCTTGTGGCTGCGTGTAGAGTGACAGCCCACTCCTTGGCTGTCCTCGCGACCTCCGCACGCGATCTGGAGGCCACATAATCCGTACGACGGTTTCTTAGTAGTTCATCCCCGTCAGGATGTGCGTCAATCGCCCCGCATGGAAACGTGCGGGTTTTTATATGCCGTTGTAGCTCAAGGAAGAGCGCCGCATCGCTAAGGCGGGTCAACATTGATGATACATCCACGTTGCAGGTGTCTGTGACCAATCACCGCAGAGGGCTGGCGTGGTTTGGTGCCGGTGCAAGTCCGGCCAACGGTTCCATCTGCGTGCCCTGTGAGGGGGCCGCGCAGCACGCCGGGTGTCTGGCGGCGTACGTTCCGGACACAGCAGCACCATCCTGTATCCGTTGTCCAACAAACTGGTGCACAGGTGCTGCTTATTTTGCTTTCTGGCCGTCCTCCGGGGCGGCTTTTGTTTTACCTGAACCATGAGAGGTGGTGACGTGTCCAACGAGAAGAATCTTATCCCGTTCAACAAGCGAACGGAGAGCGAACAGAGAGAGATCGCCCAGCAGGGCGGCATTGCGTCCGGCAAGGCACGCCGCCGCAAACGCAGCATGAAGGAAGCCGCCGACTATTACCTCAGCCTGCCGGAGACCGACCGCCGCCGGGTGAACGCCCTGCTGCGGGATGAGGTGGACCCGGAGGACGTGGATAACCAGATGAGCGTGGTCATGGGCATGGCCGAAGCCGCAAAGCGCGGCGATGCCCGCGCCGCCGGGGTGTTGCTGAAGATGCTGGGCGAGGAAGCCCCGCAGGAGGACCCCGGTGCAGACGCACTGGAAAATGCCCGCAAACTGCTGGGAGGGATCGACAGTGCCATTGACTGAGTATCAGCAGGCGTTTCTCCGCAACTGCTCCCACCGCTGGAACATCAAGACCGGGGCCACCCGCTCCGGCAAGACCTACCTGGACTGCGCCGTCACCATCCCGAAGCGCATCTGCGCGGCCCGGGACGAGGGCCTGCTGGTCATGCTGGGCAACACCCTCGGCACGCTGGAGCGCAACGTGCTGGAGCCCATGCGGGCGCTCTGGGGGCCGGATCTGGTGGGCGTCGTGCGCACCTCGGCGTCCGGCAACGTGGTGCAGCTGTTCGGCAAAAAGGTCTATGTGTTGGGTGCCGACAACAAAAAGCACATTGCTCGCATTCAGGGCGCGGCTTTTGAGTACGCCTACGGCGACGAGATCACCACCTGGGACGAAGGGGTGTTCCAGATGCTGAAAAGCCGTCTGTCCTGCCCGCACTCCCATTTTGACGGCACCTGCAACCCGGATAACCCCCAGCACTGGTTCAAGCGGTTCCTCGACAGTGATGCTGACATTTACTGTCAGGCCTACACCATCGACGACAACCCCACCCTGCCGCCGGAGTTCGTGGCGCAGCTGAAAAAAGAATATGCCGGCACGGTGTACTACAACCGGTTTATTCTCGGCCAGTGGGCAGCGGCAGGCGGCATCATCTACCGCCCGTTTGCGGACAGCATCGCCGCCGACGACAAGCGCTTCCTCTGGCCCGCAGACAAGCCCTGCAAGCCGTGGCGGGTGCACATCGGGGTGGACTTCGGCGGCAACGGTTCACAGCACGCCTTTGTGGCAACGGGCATTTTGCCGTACTATTCCGGCGTCGTGGGGCTGGCATCCCAGCGGGTGGACCCCCGCAACCAGGATGCCGACTACCTGGCCAACCAATTGCTCACCTTCTGCCTGGCCGTGTTCGCACGGTACGGCGAGATCCATTACATGTTCTGTGACAGCGCCGAGCAGACGCTGATCAACCACATCCGCACCCGGCTGCGGGCCTCTAAACTGTACTGGCTGGCCGACCGGGTGAATAACTCCGCAAAAATTCAGATTATCGACCGCATCCGCCTGACGTCCATTCTCATGGGCGGCGGGCGCTTTTGGTATATGCCGGAGGCCGCCACCCTGCGGGACGCCCTTGCAAGCGCCCTGTGGAGCCAGAAGCGCCCCGGCGTGGACGAGCGTCTGGACGACGGCACCACCGACATTGACACCCTCGACGCCTTTGAGTACACCATTGAGCGTGATTACAGGAGACTGACTGCAAGATGAACGTTTCGGCCTTTATCGAATATCTGAACAAAACCAAACATCTGCAGTTGGATGCGGATTATTACGGCAACATTGAAGTCTGGCGGCAATGGTGGAAGGGCGATGTTCCCGACATCCACGACCAGAAGGAGGACGCCCCGGACGGCAGCGTCATTTCCCGGCGTCTGGCTTCCCTGCGGATGCCGAAACATGTCTGCGAGGACTGGGCAAACCTGCTGCTCAACGACAAGACCACCTTCCAGATCGGCGACGCAAAGAGTGCCGCCTACCTGCTGGGCAGTGATGAGCAGCAGACCGGCGGCCTTTTACGGCAGCTGCATTTCTGGGAGAATGCCAACAAGCTGGTGGAGCAGGCCTACTGGTCCGGCACCGGTGCTTTTGTGCTGAGTGTGGAAGGCCTGACGGTGGATGCCGCCGGGAACGCCCTGCCCTCGCCGCAGGGGCGCATTCAGCTGGACTATGACCCCGCCTGCTGCATCCTGCCCATCAGCGTGGAGCGGGGCGTGGTGACCGAGGCCGCCTTTGTGTCCGAGTGCGTGATGGGCGGTAAGCCCGCCGTCTATCTGCAGACCCACACCTGCAAGGGCGGCGAACGGACCATCACGAATGAATGGTTCGAGGTGATGGACGATGTTTCCGGCACGCCGAAATTTGCCAAGGCCAAGACCCAGCCGGGCATGGTGGAACACATCACCGTCACCGGTGCGCCGGCATGGTTCAGCCTGTTCAGTCCAGCTGTCGCCAAAAACCTTGACGGCGGCATGGGGCTGGGTATGAGCGTCTTTTCCGAGGCGCTGGACGCAGCCCAGATGGCGGATTACGCCTTTGACAACTACCGGCAGGACCTCCGCCTGGGCGGCAAGAAAATTTTCTATGACCGCTCCATGTGCAAAAAGTGGGTGGACAAGGACGGTGTGGAGCACGCTGTGCCGCCGGATGCCGTTCACCGCCAGATCTTCTACGAGCTGCCCGCACCGGAAGGCAGCATCGACCAGCCGGCCGCATGGCGGGAGTACAACCCCGACCTGCGCACCGAGGACAACCACCGGGCCGTGCAGGACGCTCTGGACATGATGAGCTTCAAGTGCGGGCTTGGCTGCCACCGCTACAGTTTTGAGCTGGGCAAGGTGGCCACCGCCACCGAGTACACCGGCAGCCGACAGGACCTTGTGCAGAACGCCAACAAAAACCAGATCCCCATTGAGACGGCACTGATCGGCATTCTGCGGGCCATCCTGTGGGCGGCAAAGAACCTGCTGGGTGCAGATGTGGACCCGGACACCAGCATCTCGGTCAACTGGGACGACAGCTACATTGTCAGCGAGCAGGAGCGCACCGCACAGCTGCGGGAGGACGCTCTGGCAGGGCTTGTGCCCCGCTGCCGGTATCTGTCCGCCCGGTATGGTCTGAGCGAGGACGAGGCCCACCAGTGGGCGGCAGAGGCCAAGGCTGACAGCCAGACCGATGAGCAGCTCACCTTCGGGGGT